CCGCACCGTTGACGACCTGGCTCTCGAAAGCCGCCATGTACTCGGGAGTGCCACCGCCCGAGAATGTGACTTCGCCCTGTACCCCAATCGCAAAATCGCTCGACTGGTTACTGCCCCCGAGAGTTGCGAAGCCCTGGACGCCTACAGTCAAGTCTCCGTCGTCATCGGTGTCGGTGCTGACAGCTTGGCCCTGTATGCCGGTAGCTCCGAAAGGAGCGGTTGCGGATGCGGCGATTGCCGGTTGAGCCACTGAGTACCCGCTTGAAGTCGCGGATATCGCATTCGACCCCAGCCCATCATTATCCACCGTCACGGCTACCCCAGCCCCCGATAATGCTCCTGGATTTATTGTCATCAGCCCATTGGTGTAATCCACCGTGAAGGCTGCATTGCCACCAAAGGACCCAGCTTGGTTGAATTGGAGGTCTGTGTCAGCGCCGCCTGGAGAGCCGCCACCGCCTCCACTGCCCGCCCCTAACTCAGCCAACCATGCCCCGTTGTACACGACCCGTGCGCTTTGGTTCTGCGTTAATGCCAAGTTCGCCACCCCGTTGACCGTCCCCGTGTTCGGCGTCAACGTACACCCGCCCGCGCCGGAGCATAGATAGTCGAACCAGAAGGCGCTGTTTCCAGGCAGGTCTCCCGTGATCGGACCCATTGTGTCGCTCACCGCCGCCGCGTTGTTGCGTATTACAAGCTCCCCGCAGCGCGAGTTGGCGATGGTGATGGCACCCGAGCCGGTCTCGGAGTCGAATTGCTGGTAGAAGTCGAGAGTGCCGGAGGTGGTAATGGGGGAACCGGGGTAGACAGGGCAAAGGGTCGCAACGCTTGTAACTGTGCCCGAGCCACCGGGCGCGGGATATACCGGAGTAGCTCCCGTGATGGTAGTCACTACCGTGACAAAGACTGAGTTACCCCCAGTCCAGGAAGCCGACACTGAGAAGTGATCGTACACCGCTCCAATTGATGGAACGCGCGTAGCCGTACTGTTCCCGCTCGTCACACTGCTATCGAGCGACGTACAGGCATTCGCCGCCGTGCAGCCCGAGACAGTGACAGTCGTAGAAGTTGGAAAGCCAGAGACCGTTTCGAGGAACGTCGCCGATTGAGAGCTGTACGTCTGATTCGGGACGGTGAAAGAACTGCCGCTCGTTGAGATGGTCTGGGTGGATTGATAGGTCTGCTGAGAGAGTGCGGGCAGGCAGGCGAGGATAAACGGCGCCAAGGTCTGTACAAACCTTCGCGCCCGTTTCCCCGGTGCGGATTGGGCAGAGGGATAAGATAGCACGGTGATCTCCATGTGTGTCAAGCGAAAAAATCGGGGCCGCGCCAGAGAAGGAAAAAGCCACGGCCCCAGTTTTGGTGGTCAGAGCTTTAGCTGATGCTCACGCCGCCAGCGGACGGGTTCGCGTACCACACGCCGCCGAATGCGGTGAGTTCGGTGGAATCTCCCACCGCTCCGCCGAAGGTCAGAACGTGGTGGCTGCCGTTGATGGCGTTGGCGGGCGTGGTGACGGTGTGGTCTTCCGCCGTGCCTGCGATGATGCGGAGGCGCTTGCCGTCCATGCCGCCCACTGCGGGCAGCCCGGCGACGGGCGCGGCTAAGGTGTAGGCTCCCGCCGTGGCGTCGGTCAATAGCACGGTGCCTTCGAGCGCAGCAATAGCGCCGGGAGCCGGGAGCGCGACCGCCCCGAAAAAGGGCTCGAGGTTCTGGCAGATGAAGCCGTCCTGATCGGGCGAGGATGCGGGGAAACGATTAACGATGTTGGACATTGATTTGTTCTCCTTGTTGTGGAATTCGGTTTGGGGCCGGGAGCGCCGGCCCCAGGATGGTTTAGGCGGCGTTCTGGAGGTACTGCACGGGGTGGGTTCCTGCGTCCAAAAGCTGGCCGTCATAACGCGCAAACGCCAGGAACGCGACCTGCCCATAATCGGCAAACCGTTCCACCAATCGCAGCACGCTCATCTCTTTCACGCGCCGGATGACGTACTTGTCGAGCGGGCCGAACGCGACGGAGATGGAACCGACCGGCGGGGAACCGGAAGGCCCGAGTTGCGCCATGTCGTTATTGATCGAATACGGATAGCCGTTCAGCGTATCCGGCTGGTGATCCGCAAGGCCCGAGAAGCCGGGCATCCACAGAGGCCGCCCGTAGTTGTCTTTGAGCGTCTTCAGATAGCGCAAGGTCTGATCGTGGAACATCCACTTCGCGCCCCGGCGATACAGGGGATCGATCGAGTGCTCCAGGTTCACCAGGTCGATGTAGCCTACCTGGTTGGTCGGGTTGGGGGTGGTCAGATTGTCGTTGCCGATGACGGTTTGCCCCGAGCTGGTGGCCGCGGTGATGATGCCGTTCGGCTGCGAGGCGGTGGGCCCGCCCCCGACCGTGAACATGGTGTTCGAGATACGGCCCAGGCGCGTGGCGAACTTCTTGATGAGGAAGGCTTCGAGATCGAAAGCCGAGTCTTGCAGCAATTCGATAGAGACCTTCACCATTTTCGAGCTGAACTTGTACGCCCCGAACATGATCTGGCCGAGGGACACGTCCTGCTCCGTCACCTGCTGGCCTTCGCCGATGATTTCGCCGGTCACCGTGGTGTCGTTATCGGTGGGGTAAGGCAGCGGCTGGCCCGTGGCGGTGTCCATGACTTCGGCCACGTTCCACATGTCGCCGTAATACTTCAGGGCGTCTTCGATCTTCATGGTGAAGCCCACGGGAACGAAGAAGCCGGTGGTGGCGCCGGGATACGCGCCCTCACCGCCCGAGCCCATGTCGCGAGCTTCGACGGTCACCATTTTCTGGCCCATCTTGTAGAGGGTCTGCCGCTCTTCGACGCTTACGCCGGAGAAGCGGTAGCCGCCCCGGATCTCGGGGTGGTCTCCATTGCGCAGATACGACAGGAACGCCTTGCGCTCCTTTTCGCGCTGCTCTTTGAGCACGGTGGCGTCATCGGCGCCGGCCGGCTGATTTTCCCGGCGGGTGGTGTCCGCGGGCTGGCGCAATTGCGCGTCGAGCGCGGTCTTGCGGGCTTCGGCATGGTTGATGGACTTGATCTCGGCTTCGAGATCTTGCTGCTCGGTGTCCATGGCTGTGAACTTCGTGCGGTTTTCGGCGGTTGAGAGATCCAGGGCGCACATTTGAGTCCAGATCTGGCCGCGTTTTTCGCTCATTTCTCGTACGGTCATAGGAATTCTCCTGAAGGGTTTGAATTGGGGTGGTGACACACGCGCCCGAGTCCGCCGCGGCCCGCGGGGATTGGCGCGCAACCGCCTGTTCGCGCGTGGCATTCAAGCCGAGCCCCATCGGGCGCGCGGCAAAGCGGGGAGAAACTGAAAATCGTTTAGGCTGCCGGCTTGTTGATTAGCAGCTGGATCTGGCGCTGGCGCAACTGAAGCGCTTCGAGGTCTTCCTGCCTCGGCTCGGCTGCGGGAGGTGCGGACTTCCCTTCGTCCACGTCGATCCCGTTGGCTTTCGCCGCGGCCTTGATCTTCGCGAGCACCTTGGGCTTTTCATCGGCCGGGATGCCTTCGGTTTGCTCGAACCGGGCTAAGGCGTTGCGGATGTGCGATTTCGTTTTTTCGTCGTCGCCGGGGAATTTAATGGGCAGCTTCCAGGTGGAAGTCTTGTCCGGGTCTCCCACATAGGCGAAGCAGTCGGATGTCAGATCGACGCCCGCGACCTTCTTGGTCTTGGCGTCCGCGCGGGTCTGGATGTGGTGCTTGGCGGAGCGCTCGCCGTCTTCGCCTTCGCAGTTGGCATCTTCGCACTCCGGGTCCGTGCATTCCGAGCACATGCCCTCCGCGCATTTGTCGCAGTCGCACTTGCACCATTGATCGCGGTGCTCCAGCATGCGGGAGCGAAATTCAGCCGGTACCCCGCCGGGAAAGAAGCTGCGGATCGCGGCCGTGGCCGAATCGTTCGCCGGGTAAGTCACCGGCCCCACGTCGAACAGATCCACGTCTTGGATGGTGCGGGTGGATTTAATCAGCCGCCCCTTATCGTCGCGCTCGTCCTGCCAAGTGTCTTTGGTGACAATAAAGCCGAAAGAGGAGCCGTCGATATCTCCGCGTTCAATCGATTCCACGCAGCGCGCGCCGGCCGGCGGCGTGCAGTTGTATGCCAGGCCCTTGGAATCTTCCTGGATGGTGAGGGTATTGGCTTTGGTGCGCCCCAGCACGTGATTGGGGTCGTGGTTGAACAGGCAGCGCACATCCTGCTTTTCCTGGATCGCGCGGGCGAACGCGCCGGGCGCTACTTGCTCCACGATCTCCCCGAACCAATCCGAGATGACATACGGATA